GAGAATTAGCCGGCAACCAGCCGCCCAACGGCAACAGGTAAGGCCCCGGCCGATAGTCGCCTTCGGCACGCGTCAACAAGCTACGCGCCCGCGACCACAGGCTCATTCGCTGTCGGCCTTGGTGCGGCGGGTGCGATAAGCCGCCGGATTGGAGCCAGCCTCGGCCATCCTGGTCTGCGTCGCCGCGGCCACCGCCGGCTCATCTTTGAAGCCACATGAGAGGCGCACCTCTTCGTTGGTCGGGTGCACGGTCGGATCGGTGCTTGGCGCCGCCGCCGCCGCCTTCACTGCCTCAAGATGCCTTGCGAATGCCTCGGCATTGTCCTCGTGGACGAGATGTCCGCCCACTTCTTTCATGTGATATGCTTTCCGAAGTTCTTCACTAGTCGGATGCACTGCGCCGTCATCGGGTTTTACGGGTTCGTTCTTGCGTCCCCGCAAAGCGCCAGCAGTTGCTTTCGATACGAGCTGACCGTCTACTTCTTCCAAGCCATGAAAGGCGCGAACTTCCTCATTGGTGGGATGCACGGTGGTGTCTTCATCTGCCATTTGTTTGCTCCTGCAAGATGGCGCGCCGAGATAGATCGGCGCGCCATCTTATTTGCTCAATTCCAAGACAAGTTGGTGATCCAGGCAATGACGCCAGTGCGGCGCATAGCCCAATCAAGATTCCACGTGAGCCGAATTCCGATCGAGTCGGTCTGGAACAAAGATCGAACCGGTGTCGCCACCGTCGGTCCCGTTCCAGATACGATTTGCGCTGGAGTTGTATCTTCCATGTGCAAAGTCGCGACGTCGGAAACGTCGAACGTCGGTGTACCGACCGACGTGGCAAAGTCCGCCGCGTCGAGCAGATACATCGTGTCGCTGGTGCCGGACGTTGACTGGATGACCGGATAAGAAAGCAACCGGCCCTGACCAAGCTCGTCCCTGAACGGGAAGTCGCCTGTCGCAGTCGCCTGCGTCAGCGCAGCTACAAGCACATCGCCGGGGTTCATGATCCACACGGGCTTGCGAACGTTGCCAGCCGTGCCCGTGATGACTTTGTTGACCATGAGCCGCAGATCGCCGACGAACGCAGCGATGGTGCCGCCAGCGGTCGGCCCAAGCGCCGTGCTGCCAGCATTTTGCAAGCCTTGCGGCCTGATCGCCGTCGCAGCATTGTTGTCCATCAGGACAGCATCGATCGCAGCGCCGGTATCCTGAACGATACCCTCGCGGATGATGCCTTCGATGGCCGGAATGCTGTACTCTGTCATCTCACGAGTCATCGTGCTGATGACGCCGAGCTTCTTTGGCGTCAAGCTGATTGTCGTGAACGCACCCTGCTTCACCGGAATCGGAGCGCCTTCCGCGAGGAAGCCGCCGCCGAGATTGAGCCCGGTTCGCGCCGGCAAGTTGATCTGATGGTTGCGACCGAAATTGTAGGTCGTGCCCATCGCTCCCAGTCGCGGCAAGATCGTGGTCGGAACGAGAGCCTCGATCAGGTCTCCAGTCACGATCTGAGTCAGGTTCTGCGCCCAACCGGAGACCGTGGTCATGGCCGGCGCGGAAGCCGCGCGGGTGACGATGTCCATCACCGTCTTGGTGGTGACGTCTTCGCCGTAACAGTCGACCATGATGTCGTTCATCGAGCGGCGACCGCGCTCGACGTAGTGCTTGAACTGAACCGTGAGCGACCGCCACAGGTAATCGCTCGGGCGCAGCTTCTTGGCAGGGATTGCAAACGGCCGGTTCGCATTGACTTCCAGCGCGCTTGACGAGCCATCACTGAAGTGCGTGACGGCCCGTTCCTTCGCCGGCACCGGCAATTGCGCTTGCTGTTGCTGCGGTTCCGGCGCGGTCTTCTCGATCGAAGCCATGATATGCGCCTCAGCCTTCTTGAGGCTGTCGCGCATCTTCTCCTGGGCGTCGATCTTCGCCGTCAGCTCATCGGTGATGACCGATGCCGCCTCGTCCGGGTTCTCATCGTCGACTTTCTCGAGATGAGCAGCCAGCTCGTCCTTCAACTTGACGATCCTGGTCTCCGTATCCTTGATACGGGTAGCAATGGGGCCTGACATCTTAGCCCCTCCTTTCGTCTTAGCAGATGCTTTGGCATGCTCGCCAGTTGTGCCGCGACGCGCCGCTGAAGATGCCCTCTTGCCATGCTCGGCAAACACCAGCTGCAGCGTGTCGTCGGAAAGGTTCAGGCTCTTGGCAATGGCCAAGGCATTGGGATTAGCAGGCACCGCGACCACGGAGCACTCGACCAGCTCGCTCCTCAAGTAGGTGATGCCGCCGGTCTTTGACTCCTTGCGCGGCTCACTCGCGATGGGGCGAAAGCCGACGGACACCGCGCGCAGAATGCCCGCCTCGACCAGCTTGCGGATCTCATCGATGCGAGGGCTCGTGCCCTCCGGGGCGAACTTCAAGCGCCCTTGTAGCGCGCCATCCTGCACCCGCAACTGTTGCCAAGTACCAACCACGAAGTCCTTGTTGTGATTGAACAAGCTGATGGGATTTCGCTTGAACGTGTCGAGGTCCCAGCCCTCAGGCTTGATCACGTCGTCGAAGCGGTCCGGAGTGGCGTCGGAGAGAATGAAGTCCATGCCCTCAAACTGCGCACTCGGCATGGTGCGGTAATGCACGCCCTTGTCGTCGACGGCACGTTCCATGCCGCTGCCGCCGTTATTCTCGTCCCACATCGTTTGGCAAGCATCTTCATCCATGCCGCTTTCGTCGCAGCGATCCATGAAGTCGCTGTAGCTCTCGTCGTCGCCTGGAGGATCGCACTGCTTAGTCTTTGCCGGCGGCTTGCCGCCGTGCTCTTCCCGCCATGCCGTCATGCAGATGGCGACCTTCTGGTCTTGCGGTCGCGCGGTGGCACCTGCCGAAGACAGCTCATGCATGCAGCGCGCCATGAAGTCGCCTTGGCTCTCGCCTTTATGAGGAGTGATGGGCATCTTTATACCTCAACGAATTTACGTTGGAGCTTGTCCGGCGGATGGTTGGCCTTGCTGGGGCGCCATCGCTTCTTGTACTTGAACTCATCGGCATTGTCGAACAAATCGCGCCGCACGAAGAACGCGTTCTGACCATTGGCATGCACGAGATGATAACCCTTGCCGTCGCCAACCTTGGCCATGGCCCTCAAGCTGGCGCCTTGATAGACGGACATGTCCCAGACGAACTTGTCATCACGCTCTATGCTGACGGAGGCATCGGGCCCGAGCTGCGGGTTGTACTCGATCACAACGATCCAAGGCCGTCGCCGGATCGCCTGCCAGACCCAGAGGTCCTGGCCATCGATGTCAATAGAGAGCACGCCGAATTCTTCGCTCACTCCATACTTGTCAAGAAGACCGTTTATGTTGTCCGGAGTAATGCGCTCGCGCCTTATGCGCGGGTCGCCATAGTCCTGTCCGTCCATGAACAAGCCGCGCCAGCTCGTCAAAGCGAGACAATTGCATTCGGCCGGGTGGCAACCAAATTCGACAAATTCTCGCGGCGGATCTAGGCTCCGAACGATGCCGTCGATGATGCCGTCTTCGTCGTACTGGCTCAGCAGTCGCCTGCCGTAGCGATCAAGCGGGCACGGCAGCGATGGCATTTCTGACTTGGGCGAATACCTCAGCCCAATTGTGAGCTACTCTTTGGCGATACGTTCGAATGGTGGGATACCAGCTTGACGCGTAATACCAGCGAAAGTCCATTATCGTGCGCAGCAGCAAATGCGTTGATGGATGACCGAGCGCTCCCATCAAGTTGGCGCACGCAGTATCGACGGTCACGACGTGATCCAACCCCAGTGCCAATTCTGCTACGTCCAAGAAGTCGCATCCCTCCGGCAATGGATGCACGCCGTAGGTAGTAGGCCCCGGCTGAAGGGCCTGGACCTGAGGGCCCTCGAGACCCAGCTTGTCTAAGAGCTGCTCCTGAGTGAACTGCGTCTGCGAGACTCCGGACCAGCACAGACCGATGCGGCATCCGTTCGCTCGCGGCATTGCCTTCAGATATGGCGGCGGCGGTATCGTCTCCGTGGTCTCATTCAGCGCTGCCATGATCGAGAACATCGCCAGCTGCTGATCGAACCGCGACAGATCGGCTGGCACCTCGGTGATGACCTCGACGCCGAATTGCTCCGCCAGTCGCCTGAGTTCTGGCACCGTCAAGATCGTCACCAAGGCTCCTAGCTCACGGAGACGCGGCACGTAGCGAAGCATCATGATGTTGTCGCCGCGACCGCCGTCGTGAACTAGAAGCAAGCGCTTGCCGCAGATCTCGCCAGATGCCCACGGCTTGACACGCTTAGTGTTAGGCTTCTGCAAGGCCCAGAGCCAATTTGAAAAGTCCCACCTGTTCTCAAACTCGGCAAAGCCTTCCGGATAACGGCCTAGGCTCAAGAGGCACATCGCCCGATTCCAATGTGCACATGCGTCTCTCGGATTTTGCTGAATCGCAACGTCGAGATAAAGAAGCGCGTTGGAAAAGTCGCCGGCATACATGCACGCCTCGGCGCGCTGATTGTTGATCCTAGCCAATACATCTTCTCCGATGACGAACATGGCTTAATGCCGCACGGGTACGCTCGCGCTCAAGGTGAAGTTCGACGTCGGAACCGGCCCGGTCTTGCGAAGCGAATATCGCACTCGCATTATTCCAACCATCGCCATCGTCACCTCGCTGCCGCTCTTGACTCGCAGCTGGTGGTAGTAGAGACTTGGATCTAAGTCGGTGTCGTCCGCGCTCAAGGCAATGTCGATCCCGCCGCCGGCCGGCGCGGTGATGCCGCCACCTAGAGTCTTGGCTATCAGTGCCTCGGTCTCAAACGCGTGGCTAGTCCTGGCCACCAGCCAGGTGATATTCAAGGTAGGAGCCGTGGCGTCAAAGGCCGAGCCATCCTCGTTGGTCAGGTCGACGTGGATGATGCCGCTGTCGCCGCGATAGACGTCGATGTTTTGGTTGGTGTCGGTCATTCATTCCCATTGCAATAGCTGCACGGTACCGTTGTCATAGACGACCTTGATGAAAGATGACGAAGATTCTTCACAAGGGCTGAAGTCCTCGTCCAGGAAGATAACCTCAATGGCGCGCTCGATCTCAAGCTCGGTCATCTTGACCTGACCAAGGCGTTGAAGTTCTTCAGCACCAGGGCTGCGTCGCGGGGATCGTTGAGCAATATGGTGCCGCTCCGCACGTTGACCCTGGCGATCGACATGGCATTGCGGCCGCAGATCTCAAACGGCTCGGGATCGGCAACCGCAAGGGCCCGAGTCACTCCCAGCTGCTGTGCCCTTCGCAGGCTCTCAATTTTTTTCACGCTCGTGGGTGGCCTCCTCGGCGGCGTCGAGGGCGTCGTCGATGATGTAGGCAATCATGCGGGCCGCCTCTGGCTCCTCTAGCTTCCTCAAGATCTGGTCCTTGAACATCGGGGATGCAAAGCTGTTCACCACCTCCACGAGATGGGCGCGAACCACGTCGTAGGCGGCGATGATCTCTCGAGAAGACGAGTCTCTCAATCTACGCGACATGTGATGGTGCCGGCATCTCGTCGAGAGGAAGAGTTCTCCAATTTGGGGATGCCTTTTTCACGGGTCTCCTTTGCACAGGGGTTGAAGAGCTTAAACACACCGGCACCATCATTCTATATCACCAGCCCCAGCCGCCCCAGCCGCGGTGCCAGCCGAAGCCGGGAGCACCGACGCCAAAGCCAGGCCGCCAGCCGAGGCCCGAGCCCCAGCCGCCAACGCCGGGTGCGCCCCAGCCGCTGCCCCAGCCGCCATAAGCGCCGCCGAGCGGAACGGGATTGGCTGCCGGTGCGCCGCAAAGCCAGTTGCCGAACCAATCAAAGCAGTCCCGATAGCCATCGCCGTACCAGCCGGCGCCGAGAGTAGCTGCTGTGCCGACTGCGGCTGCTGCGCCCCATCCGCGATGCCATCCAGCTCCGCGCCATCCTGGGCCGAAGTTTCGGCGCATGGCGCGGCGATGCACGCCGGCAACCGAGAAAGGCGTGCCAGGACGGCCGATCCTGGCGTTCGCCTGAGATACCGTGGGGATTGGACCATCCCAGCTCGTGATGAGCGTCGCACCGGCAACGATGATCGAAAGCAAGAGCTTGTTCATTTCACTTGACTCCACATAGCCGCCCGGCCCCCATCACGCGATTATCCTATCATTGCAGAGAGATCGATCCCGCCGCCCATCGGCGCGACTCCGAACGCATCGACCAAGGCCACGAGGCCGTCGATGCGCCCCGTCGACTTGTGCTTGCTCAGCTTCCGGTTGGAGGCATCCTTGCTCTCTACGACGGCGCAGGCGGCACACATGCTCAAGACGGGATGGTCCCCATGGGCGATCTCCCTCTCGAGGATCGCCTGCTCGAGGTCGCGAAGGGGCGGCGACTGCGACTGCGTCCCCTGGCCAAACTGAACAAATTTTTCTGCGATCACGCTTTCCCTGAATCCAGCCTTGATGAGCCACGGCACCAGGTACTGCATGCCCCAGCGGTCAAACGCAAGCCTCTTGACGTTGTACTCGGCGAAGACCTTGAACAGCTTCTCCGCGACGTATTCATACGAGACGGAGTTGCCAGGCGTAGTCTCGAGAAAGCCTTGACTGTGCCAAAGGTCATAGGGGACTCGGTCCTCCCTGGCTCGCTCCTTGAGGCTCTCCTCCGGCAACCAGAACGTAGGCCTCACGTGCCAGACTCGGTCGATCTTGCCGATCAACACCAGGGCCGTGAGATCTGAGACCGAGGACAGGTCGAGCCCGGCATAGACCGCAACGCCGTGGAGGTCCTTCACCGGCGCGCCGCACGCCTTCCACACCGCGGGACTCACGAACGGGTTGTTCGCCTCCACCCGCCGATTGAGAACCAAGTTCTCATACTCGGCTTGCCGGGCCGGCATCCGGCGAGCATTGTCCGCCATCGCCAGC